GACGGGGTAGCCCGTGGCTTTCCCGAAGCCCCGAAGACGTGGGCCGTCCTCGAAATCAAGACCATGAACAACAAGGCGTTCGACAGCCTGACGAACAAGGGCGTCAAGGTCGAGAAGCCACAGCACTACGCCCAGATGCAGACCTACATGGGCCTGCTGAAGCTGGACCGCTCCATGTACGTGGCCGTGAACAAGAACACGGACGAGCTTTATACCGAGTGGGTGAAGTTCGACAAAACCGCGTTCGATAGCCTGTCGCACCGGGTCAAGCGCATCGTCGGGGCCAGCACGCCTCAACAGCGCATCAGCGAGGACCCGTCGCATTGGAAGTGCAAGTTCTGCGACATGTACGGCCTGTGCCACCAGGCCGCGCCCGCAGAGGTCAACTGTCGGACCTGCTGCCACTCCACAGCCGTAGAAGGTGGCAAGTGGTCATGTGACATGCACCGCAAGCTTTTGACCGCCAGCGAGCAGCTAAAGGGCTGCGGCGACCATCTGATGATTCCGGCCCTGGTGCCCAATGCCGAGGCCGTGGATGGGGGCGTCAACTCCATCGACTATGTGGACAAGTTGACCGGCGCGACCTTCACCAACGGGCCAGGCCACACGCCCAGCGGCCAGCTTGCCCAAGTACGTCAGGCCCCGGCTATCAAGGGGCGGGCGAGGGTGTTGCCGGATAAGACGGCGCGTAAGGGCAATGCGCCTGAGTTCGATTTGGACAAGTTCAACGACCCGATTCCCTTTTGATTAGGGCATGAAAATGAAGAAACCAAATTCATTTTTGTCTGATTTTATAGATGACGCAAAAAATTACAGTGAAACAGAAGACTACAAATCATTATTGCAAATCACAAGATTGTTAAAAAAAGGAGTTGTTTTCTCGTTGCCAGAGGGCGGCACCTTAGTCGGCATGGAGAAAATAAAATCATTTCCAGGGAAGTTTCTAAAGCCACCGTACCCAATTGTTGTTCTTGCGTATTATGCCGAGGGATTTAATTCTGATGTTCTTGAGCGCGGGCAATTCCGCTGTTCCAGAAGAATCGTCATTGCATTAGACAGAGAAGACGGCGTTGAGTTAATTGCACTTAACTATATAGACAAAGACAGAGTATGGATGACATTTCCAATTGGTATTCATTTAAGTTATCTTAAGGAGGATGTTTTTATTGCGGGCACAGATCAAGTAGTTCCAGAAAAAATTATTACCGTTACTGGTTTTATTGCAAGAGAAGTGATTCAATACGGAAAAGGCATGTCACTCAGCGATGCAGAAATTGCAAATCGTTTTTTGGCTGATTTCCAAGATGAGTTTTATGCTTATTTGCAATTTTGCTATGTTTTGCAAAACAATGAGGTCTCGTTTGTCGACGCGGAGCCGTCTGTCGCCGTCAACAAAATGCGCAAGTCGGCGGGAAAGTCTCCGCTGTTTTCATACAAGACGCTGACTATCGGTGGACCGAAACAAAAGTCACAGCATCATGGTGGAACCCATGCCTCACCGCGTAGTCATCTGCGCCGTGGGCATTATCGCACCAGCAAAACTGGCAAGCGCCATTGGGTCCAGCACCATTGCGTAAATGGCGGAACTCCTGGCTTTGTGCATAAGGACTATGAAGTGAGAGGAATGGTTCATTGACCGGACGCATGGCCCGCAACAAAGGCGCTCGCGGCGAGAACGAACTAGCCGCAATCCTGACCGACGAACTCGGTTTTGTGGTGAAGCGTAAGCTGGGCCAGGCGAGGGACGGGGCCGACGACATCGAAATCGGCCCCTTCCGCATCGAGGTCAAGCGCCGGGAGACGCTGGCCGTCATGCAATGGGTCAGGCAGATCGAAGCCTGCACCCCCAAGGGCCAGATCCCCATCGTGGCCTTCCGACAAAACGGCCAGAAATGGCGCGTCGTGATGCGGATGGAGGATCTGGTTCCGCTGATTCGGGAGAAACTTAGCGAATAGCACTCCGCAGCGTAGCCCCCAGGATGGCCGTCAGCACGGCTTGAAGGGCTTGGGCGGCGGAAGCCTCGCCGGTGGCGTAGCTGGCCCCAGCGACAAGCACGCCAAGCCCGGCGGCGACGTAGGTCTTCTTGCCTTTCAGAAATCCAAACATGCTCGTCTCCTAGGGGTGAATGCCGTTTTGATAGGTCATCTTGCCGCCTATCACGGTCGCGGTAAGCTCTGACTTCCGATTGTCTACAGACTTGAAGCTAACATGAACCCACCCGCTTGTCGGCACGCCGGGCTTATAACACTCAAGGATTAGCTGGTCGTACTCGCAATGCTTCTCGATCCAGCGGGCCAGGTCGCCATTGGCGATGCCGGGAATCTCAATGTCCGCAGCCTCGCCCTTGCAATGCTGGGAGGACGAAGCCCCGCCAATCAGGCCATTGATTTCGAGGCTCCGAAAGCCGCTGTTGATATGCACGGGCCCCAGGTTCAGGCGCACAACCTCAAGCACCTTCTCGCAAAGCCGCTTCATGCAAGCGATCTGCTTTTCATCCGGCACGTTGGCAATGCCGAACCGCTCGCCGGCTTGGGACTTGGTGAATTCCTCAAGGGTGAAGTGTGCGCTGAGGTTCATTGGGTATGAGACGCCACGCTCCAAGCGATTGCCGCTAGGGCTAGGATAAGAGACCCAGCGGACGAGAATAGAATCATCTCGATCCTCTTAAGCTGGGCGTTGATGGAGGTGTACCGTTCGAGGCACACCGCCTCATGAACGCTTAGTCTTTGGTCCACTTCATGAAGCTCCACCGACACAGAAAACCTCCCCAAAGGCCGCTAGATTATTTCCCGAGCCTTGAGGGCTTTGGAGCAATGGTCTTTGACAAAGGTATCCAAGATTGAACACAAAACACAACCCCACCGCTTGTTTTTAGATCTCGCTCGCGCAGCGCGGCGACTGAGAGTTTCGACTTTGACGCTGCAAAGAATGACCACGTTCAGCCCAACGTCGAGCCATTTCAAGACGTTGAGCATCCAGCGGATTGGGTTCACGGAATAGCCTTGGCAGCGATGAACAGGGCATCAATCTGGTCGTCCGTCAGGCCAAGCGCCCCGCCAAGGGACGCCACCAGATCCCGGTCGCGCCACACGTCCGTCGCGAACTCCCATTCAATCTGCACGGCACGCGGCGACTGGGCGACCACGGCGTCAACGCTATCCAGCAGGCCAGCGCCTAGCAGGGCAAGTCGGGCTTGGCGCATGGAGACGGAATGCGGAACGCCGGGCGGTTCCGGCTCAGGCGGGGGCGGATTGGATAGGACAGCGCCATCCCAGAGCATCCCGGCGACCACTGTGTCAGTGGGGAACTCTACGATTTCCCCGTTGCCGATCAGGGATTCAGCATCGACAGGGTAGCGCGCAACGGCGACGATAACCCCGCCATCAACCAAAGCATAATCGTTCATTAGGCGACCCTTGTGGCTTCAAGTTGGGCATAGACTTCAGCTTGTCCGGAGCTCACGGCGTTCCCACCCAAGGCCGTCGCGTTCGGGTAAATCTGCAAGATGATTGCCTTGGACGAAGCGAGCGTGACGACACCGACGACTTCACTCATCACGGACCCAGAGAACGCCCCCGCCGCGTCCTGCGGCGCTCTTGCGTTTGATCCCTGCGCAATGACTGACGAGTCCGTGTTGTTATAGAGACGGGCGCGGCCGATGACGGCGTATGTCGCGCTTGTGCCAATGAACGGGACAAACCCGCGCAAGAGCCAAGTGCCGGCCGGCAGCGTCAGGGCATTGCCTGAAAGCGACCCGATAGACGCCGCATTCCGGTTCACGGTGTTAAGCGTGACCGTCTGCCATGACGACGCGGTGTAGCTCGTTCCTGTTGTACCGTTCGTTTTCTCGTCCGCGACGATGACATCCGGGGCAATGGAAATCGCAGCGGCCGAAGTCCAAGTCGTGCCGTTGCTGGTGAGCAGGTTCCCGGTGCTGCCAGGCGCAACGAACGAGACGGCGCTTGTGCCATTGCCGAGGAGGACGTTGTTGGCCGTCAGCGTGGTCGCCCCGGTGCCTCCAGAGGCCACAGGCAGGGTGCCAGTCGTCAGGGCTGACGTGGACGTGGCATAGACCGCCCCGCCCGACGTGAAGGCCGACAGGCCCGTACCGCCATTGCCCCCCGTAAGCGGATTAGTCAGCGTCAGAGTGCTGATGGTCGCTACGTTGCCGAAGCTGAGCGCGTCCCCGCTGCCGGACGGAGCGCCCAGGCCTGTCAGCTTATAGCCGCCCAGCTTGATATTAGCCGTGGGCGTACTCTGACCATCCTTGGTCAAGCAGGTGCTAAGCCCCGTCGCCAGATCCGCCGTGAGCGTGTTGAACGTCGAGGAACTGATGACCGTGCCGGTGACGACCGGCTGGCCCGTGGTGTTGATATTGAAGACGCCGGAACCATTGAAACTCATTGGGTTTGGTCCTTAGTGAAGAAAAAGCTTCGCGCCAACACCACCGCCGGCCGCCGCTATCAAAAGAGTTTTAACAGCAGCATTTCTTCTTTTCGTATCGGCATATTTCTTGCGAACAAATGCAAGTTGCTCCGTAGCCGCTTTATGATCAGCAGCGGAAATATGATTTCCATTATGCATGTCGTCCAAAAGAGACTGCGCGGCCCCATCAAGCTTATCTGGCTGCATAGTATCAATTTTGTTCAGCATGGTTTCGCGCGCCCTGCTTTTTGCCTCAGCAGCCTCAAATTGACCCCTAAGCGTTTCGGCTCTAGACCGCGCGGCGGCCGCTTCTTGTGTGTGTGCATTGGCTACGCCGCCAAGGTTTTTGGCCTCAACGCCGGCTTGTTCGGCATCTATCAGATCGTTTACATGCCGCTCAACAGTAGCTTTTAGCTCTGGTTCCGCCGGAAGAATGTCCTTCAAGTCACTAACGTATTTCGTTTTGACTTGCGAATAAGGAAGCGGAGCCCCGGTTACAGGGTCATGGAAAACACTTTTGATTTCATCTTCCAGCCATGCCCGAGCGGCTTGCGGATCTTTGGCTTGAGACTTCGCCAAAAGGTACGCCTCCTTGCCGCCAGACTTTATCTGCTGCCCAAACTGGTTCGCAAAGGCGCGAATCTGGGCGCTGTCGCCTTGCGTTTGAGTGGCTCCGCGACCAAGGTTGGAATCGTATTTTGCTGCGTCTTTGAAGTATCGCGTCCAAGACTCCTTCAGGGCTGGGGCAGTCTCTTTAAGGTACGCATCTTCTATGGAGCCAAACTTCTTGTAAACACCATCCCAAAAGTTTGCCGAAATGCCTTCAAAGCCTTCAACCGGCTTTCCGTACTTAGCCATTTTTCCGGCAAATCTGCGGAAATTGGTTATGGCTTCAATCGGCGTCTTAAAGGTGCGGTAATACTTAGACGGCCCTGGAATGTCCCCCTGCGCCGTGGGGACTTCTTCGACTTCATGCCCGAGCGCCTTAGCGTTTGCGGCTTCCGCCTGCGTCAGTTCCACGCGGTTGTTTTTCAGCGCATCAACAATCATGCTGTGCGCCTTCACTTCGCCCGTGGTCGGTCGTGCCGCCTCTGTGGGTGCGGTGGCGGGGTTGAAATTAACGGCAGCTTCGGACTCCTTTAGAGCCGACTTAGCTTCCGGCAGGTCATTGGCGTAAATCCTTTCCGCCGAGTTTTTCTTAGCCTCTTCTTCGGACAAAGCACGCAATCTGGCATCAAGCTCTTGCTGCGTTTTCAGCGAATCCTCAGCGCCTTGCTCTATGCTGGCGCGAAGGGGGAGATTGCGCTCCGTGGGCGTTTTGATAGATCCGACGTTGATCGGCTTAACTTCAGCGCGAGCCTGCGCTTCGGCTTGCTGACGCAGCGCGGTATTGGCGGCCTCTACGTTTGTGGCTTCAAGGCCCTTTTCTCCCATAAGGCCATGTTGAGCCGCTTGAGCCGTTTGAATATCTGCGCCTCGGAGTTGTTGCGCCATAGCTCTGGCATTAACCCGGCTGGCCTCAATCAAGGGTTTTGATTCAAATCCGTATTTCAGCACGTTAGCAATCGGGCGCGCGACAGCGCCGCCAGCGTGAGCGCCGAGGCCCTTTGCCAAGCGAAGAGCGGCGACAGTGGCTTCGGCAGCAGGTTTGCCGGAAATGGGAACAAGGAATTCTGCAAGGTCGCCAAATTTGCGTTCAGCACCTGGGGCCTGGCCAGGAGCGCCATAGTTTGGAACAAGGCCATGAACGCCGGCCATATCTCCGAGTGCCCCCGCTGGGCTTAGAATTACGCCTGCTTCGTTTGCTAGGTTGGCAATATCCCTGCCCGTTTCTACAAAAGGTATGAAGGATCTTTTGTGAGAAGCGCGGTCCCGCATGGCTTGTAAGTCCTCATGCGCCCGCTCTTGAGTCCGCCCTATAAACTCGCCGCCCAGCGCTTTGAGGTTCTCTAGCAAGCCTTGCGGGGCAGCAGAGACAGACGTATCTCCGAATTTACCAGCAACGCGGCCAGCGGGCGGCGCGGCAGGCGTTTCGCGCATTAGCGAAGCAATGGATTTACCGGGATAATCGCGCGCAACCCTGGAGGCCGTATCAGCCCTTGTCGTGCCGTCTGGTATTTTGTCGTAGGTGTGGGTCGATCCGTCATCAAACGTGACCGTTGCGCTGAAGGGCATTACCAGTCGCTCCTCGTCCTGTTGCCACCGGCAGGCGCGGCGATAGCCTGCCCTCCAGCATTAGGCATCATTTTAACGCCCATGCCGCGTATGGTAGCGTTGGGGTTTTTGCTGTTTGTCAGATCGGACACGTCACTCGGCGTCCACGGGATTGCGGCGGCCATCCTGGCTTTATAGCTTCTCAGTAAATCCTTTTGTTCTGAAGAAACGAACGGAGAAACCAAAAAAGAATTTATCGCGTTATCGGCTTGTTGGCGCATTTCGGCCAGTTGCCGCACTGTCGTAAGCCGCGTTTGCCCCCCTTGCATGACAAGGGCGTCGTAGCTTTCCGACACTTTGTCAGTGACTGATAGGCCGCCGGTCGCCAAGCCGCCCATTGCGCGATTAAGGCCGGCATAAGTTGTTCTGATGTCTTGCGCCTCTTGCGACGTAAGCGTGCGAGTAAGCGCACCCAGAGGCGTGTTTTTGATATTGTAAAGCCATCCCAGGTTGGGATTCGTGGAGGAAAGCTTGGAAAGGTTTTCCAAGCCGGAGGTCGCGTCTCCTGCGCTTGTCATTGTGCGCATAATAGCCGTTGAGGCTCTTGCCCCACCGTTTGGGGCCAATGTGATCCCATTGGGATCAAGTTTGTTCCCTTTCATGTCGATATAAGCGCCTGCGTTCTTGTCAAAAGAAGCAAGAATTTCTTCTGTTTTGCCATTCACCGTGCGTTGAAGAAGGGTCGGCTTCAAGAAGTTGTTTTTTGACCCGCCAGGCGCTTGATAAAGCACTTTCGCGCCGCCATTGCTCGGCTTGGCCATGCCGGGGCCAGGCTCGACATGCACGTGCGTGCCTTCATCAATCACGTCAAACCCAGGCATCTTGACCTTCAGGGCAGCGGCCATCTGGGCGGTGGAGACGCCGGGCGGCGGGCGATAATCCCGCGCGTTGTCGCTCAGATGGTAGCTGTCAGAGACGCCGCCGACCGCAGCGTTTTTCTCAGGCGTGCGCGCACCGCTGGTGATGGTCGCGCCGGGGATAAGCCCCGCCACTGTGGATTCAATCTGAGCGCCGAAAGTGCCAGGAGCGGCAGGCGCTGAAGGTGAGCCGCCGGGTTGGATAACGCTTGCGCCTTGGTTGACCACCATAGTGCCGCCAAGTGTTCCCTTTTTGGACTGGTCAATGTATTGGGCAAAGAAGTTAGGATTGGTGGGGTCTGGAGGAGTCCACCCACTACCTACAGCGTCAAGGTACTCATCATACACACTTTTTCGGGTTGGAGGCTTCATATCAGCCACAACCATTTCTTTGACGCCTGGTAGCCCCGCAACAGGCAAGGCATTTATGTACCTGTCTTGTAGTTCTGGAGGCATTCCGCTGTTCCGAATAGCCCTAACCATGTCGGCTACGTCGCGAGCGTCATTGACCCGCTTCATATCGAGCGCCTTCTGGGCGTCTTCGATCTTGGCGGTTCGGTCTTCCGCCTTGGTCTGCTTCTCAGTGGCAGACGAGTAGAGCAGCTTACCCATGCTCTCGGTCATGGGGCCGCCGCTCAGCATCGCCTTAAGCGCCATCTGCTGCTGTTCGGCAGGCGACAGAGCGCGGTCCAGCGTGACATCCCTTTGAGCCGGAACGAACCCTTTCGCCATTTGCGCTGCTATTTCAGATGCACTTTGGATTTGCGGAGGCGGAGCAATAGTTTCTCCACCTAAGGCGCGAGCAAGATTAGCCTGAGAGGAATCAGGCGTAGGCGCGATAGGCGGCAGGTTGGACTGCGTGATAGGCGCTTGAGGCGGGGCCATTGCGGGCGCAGGCGGGGGCATCGTAGGCGCGGCAGTGGGGTCAACCGGGGCCGCTTGGCCGCCTTTCGATAGAAGGGACGCCAGCTTGCTGCCGAGGCCAGTAGACGGCTGCATTTGCGGCCCGGCTAGGCTGCGCACGTTGTCCATAGTGACGGTGTGCTGCATTTGCTCAGGCAGGCCAGCAGCAGTTTTGCGGTCTAGATCGGAAAGCGCCCCAGCCTGCTTGATCGCCCGCGCTTCCTTGATCTGACCGCCGACCTGCCCAAGCACCTTAGCCAGCACGGCGCTCCAGGGGATCGGCGCTTGAGTGCCCTTGTAGGACTGGATTTCGATAGGCTGCTGCGCCTGCTGTTGCAGCATTTCGGCAAGCTTCTTCTGCCGCTCGATTTCAGCGACTTGGGAGGCGTAATTGGTCAGGCTGACAGTCGCCATCAGATAGCTCCGTAATCAACCATCATGTAGCCGTCAGGGCGGTGATAGACGGCCTCAGGCTTAACCTCCAGAAGCTCCTGAGCCATCACGCCGCGCTCCCTGCGGTCAAAGATGTCGTACTCATAGATGCCGATGCCGAGTTCGTGAGTGCCGACGCGCTTGATGTTGGACTTCAGGCGGCGGTCGCTGCTCGCAATTATCTGCCCGACGCTTCCGAACATCCCGCCAAGCGCCTGCATGTTCGCATTGCGCGCCGCCATCTGCTGCCCGTAAACGTCCTGCGCGTTCTGCGCTTGAGCCTGCACGCCTTGGAACACGGGGGCTGCATTCACGTTCTGCCCGGCATAGGCTTGGAACTGCGGGTTCTGGATCTGCGAACTGGACATCAGCGCGTTGATCTCGTTCAGCGGCTGATTGCGCAGGGCGAGGTCTTGCTGGAGTTGGGCTTGCTGCGCCGCATTGCCGAACTGCGCCGATTGCAGGGCTTGGTTATAACCCTGGTTCTGCGAGCCCATGAGCTGCCCGTAGTTCTGGGCATTGGACTGCATTGCCTGATTGAAGTTCTGCCCGATGGCCGCATTCTGAAGCTGCTGCGACGAAAGCCCCTGACCGTAGTTCTGGCCGACCGCCGCGTTCGAGGCTTGGTTGGCTTGCAGCCCTTGGCCGAAGTTCTGGCCTAAGCCGGAGTTGTAGAAACCGCCCTGCTGCACGGCCTGATTAAAGCCCTGCTGGTTGGCTCCCATGTCCAGATTGATGCCCTGCAAGGCAGCTTGGCTCAGCAGGTCGTTCTGCTGCTGGCTCTGGTCCGTCATGGCGTTTGTGTAGGCTTCGCTGCCCTGCATGATGCCTTGGTTGGCAAGGCGCTGTTCAGTGGCCGCCGACTGCCGCTGTAGCTGCGGCGCGAGGCGCTGCATGATGGCGGCCTGGCCCGTAGTGCCCGCATTGACCGGCATCTTGGCGACGCCAGATAGGTCGAGGCCCTGAAGCGCCCGGCCGTACTGGTCTGCGTTGAAGCCTTGGGCCAGCCCGTACTTGTCCGCCGCGATGGACCCGGCTTGGCCGAAGTCACCGCCGCCGGGAGCCCCGCCGCCCTGAGGCACGGAGCCGTAGCTGACAGAGGATTGCAGCGGGTTTTGATTGGTAGGCTTGAACCTAGAGTTCAGAACATCCTGCGCCGTGCCGACGCCTTGCAGGCCAAGCTTGGACATAGCCAACTCGACTTGCTGCTGAGCATCAAGGTTGGCTTGAGCCGCAGGCGTCAGGCTTTGCGTGACCGTGGCTTGAGAGCCGCCTCCGGGCAGGTTGGGGTCTTGCGCGTAAGTTACGGTCTGGTTGCCGTAGGGCGTATAGATGTTGGGATTGCTCAGCACCGAGCCTTGTTGGGCAGCGGTCAGGTTGGCCGCGCCTTGGGCCTGCGCAGCGCCGGTGTAGTCAGGAACTGCCGGCGCGGCTGGTGTTGATTTTTTGCCCATAACGGTCCTCTAGAAACCTGCAATCCGCGCGCTTCATTGTGTATAAAACAATGTCCCCGTTGGGATGGCAATCCGCTAGCCTGGCTTCTGGAATGAACCCCATGTTCTCCGCAAGCCGTGCACTCTCGATATTACCGACTTCAACGTGGCAAATCACTTTTTCGACGCCACAGACATTGAACGGATAATCAAAAATCGCAGCCAGGAATGATGGTGTCATCCTTCCTTTGATGGCGATGTGAGCGATGATGGAACGCCTGTTCCATCCTTCGTAAATCACACCTGCAACAATCTCGCCGTCTTTCACTAAACCAATCGCAGCCGAGCGCCCCGAGTGGAAACCAAGCTCAAGTTCATCAGCTACCCAATAGCCTATTCTGTCGCCTGATTCTACACGCCAGCCCATCCGGCCTGATACACGATGTCTGTTGAGGCCCATTCGATCTGTAGCCCTATGCTAGCCGTCTTGAACTGGATCGACGCGCAATAGCCAATGCCGGTGATGCCGAGCCATGTGTTCGTAATCACAGTGTCAGTGCCCCACAGGCCAACATCCCACAAGGACGTGTCCCAGTTGGCGTAAGACGTAGGCGTAAAGGTCAAAGCCCCCGTGTTGTCCGATACGTCAAAATCCACGTTGACGCCGACAAGGGTTGCCGGTTGACCGTTGGAAAACACGCTAGGGCGGGCACGGGTGAAGTACTTCTTGACGCCGCGAGAGCCGAAATAGTTGAACGCCTGAAGGATATTCGTGGCGATGTTGGAGCCGTTGTCGGAGTAAGACGACGTGTCCCACGCCTTCCCGACAAAGCCGTCACCGCCAAAATAGGCATTGTCGTTGTAAGTTTCCCAGACGTTCGCCGCCCAGCCTGTGAACTGACACCACGACTTCGTGATGGTGTTCATGACGTACTGCTCTTGCGTGCCAGAACCGACAGGCACGTTTATCCAGAGCGCATTGTTCTTGGCGTTGTAAAAGACCTGCCAACCCACAGAGGCATGGGTTCCGCCATAGGCCGTGGTCGCCGCCGTGATGGCCCCCTGGATCTTGTTAGAGAGCGCCACACGCGGATCGAGCCGGGAACTTTGCAGGGACGCGGCCATAGGCAGAAGGCCGTCATACGTCAGGATAAGCAGGTCCCCGGCCCATTTGAGCATGGACCTGTCGCCAATGGGCGAGCCTAGTTTCCAGACGCCAATGAGCGCCCATGTGGAAGCGCTAGCCGGGTCGGTTCCGGCGTAGACGATAAGCTCGCCATTGCTGGTGGCGAAGGCCAGGTTGTCATCCACGCCATAACCAGCGTCGATAGTCCACGCATCGAAATCGACAAGGTGGCCGCCGTCTCGGGCAATGGCGCTCAGGTCGAACGCCACCGCTGTGCCGCTGATAGCGTTGGTGGGCAGATACCAAGCCTTAAGCGTGTCCTTTTGGAAGAACCAAAGCCGGTTCTTGAACAGGACGACATTGGAAAGCGTGTTGGAATTGACGCCGGCAATGTAGGGCACGGTTGGAGCCGTCGTCCCCACGGTAGCCCATGTGGACCCGTCATAGACCCGCCCCGCATCAACGCCGTTGACGACGAAAAGGTAGCTACCGCCCGCCGTCGTGATGTTCGTGTGCGCCGTGATGCCGCTAGTGAGGCCCGTGACGACAGGAGCGCCAACAGCCCCGCCGGATGTCACGTCATAGATTTTGCCGGTGCTGGTGACGGCAAATAGCTTGCTCGTCGCCCCGCCGGAATAGTTCATCAGGCTCTGAACCTCGCCATCAAGGCCAGTGCAGTGCTGCGTATAACCCCCGCGTAAAACGACGTTTGACACCGTTGGGAACATGTTCACCAACGTAATGGCGTCCATCGGATCCATGTTCGCGTAGGAGTCGCGCGCGTTCCACCCGCCTACCGGGGCAGGCAGGGACTCCACTTGCGCGGTGTTTCTCTGAACCATCGCACGCGAATTAATCATCGGCCATAGCCAGAATCCGGGATATTATCGTATCCAATCAATATGTTACCTGGTCGCGGCGCAAAGGACAGGTTCGCCGCCGAGGTGTCTTGGGCAATCGACGTTTCCAGTTCCGTCAGATAGTCGCGATAAAGCGCGGTCGTATCGAAGCCCTTGGCCTGGAAATATTTCAGCTTGGTCATAAGCACCATGACCCGATCCGGGTAGATGCAGGTGTCCGTATCTACCGTGAAGCTGGTCTTCACCGCGCCGGCAGCCGACAGAGCCCAGCCATTGCTGCGGTACTCGTAGCCGAGCGATTCAGCGTTGGAGAAGCCCGGCCAAATCTGAAAATAGTTGCCATACAGCCGCCAGCGGATGCGCGGGCCGGTGGCGATATAGCCGCTTAGAAGCCACTCCCACTGCTGGGCGTCCTCCGGGCCGAGCATCTCCCAATGCTTCGACTTGTCCCATTGGGTGCGGGGGACGATGGCATCGTAATCGGCAGGGAAGGCGTACTTCACCTTCTGGAAATAGATCGTCCCGGCCGTCGCCGCAGAGGTGGAATATTGCGAGACGGTAACAGCCGTGGCTGAGTCCACGCTGCTGATAAACGTGGCGTTCGGAAAGCCGGTCCCGACAACCATGAACGTGGTGTCGAGACCCGCCGTCGAGGGGATGCCGGTGATCTGGAGGGAGGTTGTCGTATAGGTGCCGGTGGTGGTCGTGTACTCGGTGAAGAAGGTTTTTGCCTTCGTCAGTTCACGCCAGTCTGCCTTGCGCAGCAGTTCATAACCGCTGGCATTCATAAGCGCCAGGATCTGAATGACGTCTTGGTTCGCGTTGCCCGCTACCGAAGTGGGGGTAGGGACGCCAAGTTCATTCGTTACCTGCGTCACCAGTTGCAGCATCGTGCTCGACATCGGTGTCTTTCGCCTTTTTGGGGATTCGCGTCCGAAGCAGGAGGTTTACCTGCTTCTTAAGCTCCTCAATTTCCGCGTTGGCCTTCTCAAGCTTTTCGTCGGCCTTGGTATGGTTCTTCTCAGCCAGGAACGCCCTGGCCCGCTCACGCATCCCCACCGCGCCCATGCCGACCCGCTGAAGCTGGGCGTCAGAGGCAGTCGCGACTTGCTCGACGGTCCGGAACTTCAGGATCTCAAGCTCTAGGAGCTGAACCTCGCTGATGTCGGCCGGCTTTGCCTTGCGCCAGTCCTCCAGGGAAATCCCTTCGGGACGCTTGGAGTTCTTCATCTGGTGGTACAGCCATTGTCGCGGGAAGCGTTCCTTGTGGTGCTCCCGCACCGGCGTCTCAATGATGTTCGTCTTGTCGCCGGGTACAGCGATCCGAACGAAAGGTTGGCCCTTGTAGGGGCCTTCCTCTTTGAACTCGTAAAACTCGACGTGAAGCTGAGAGTCAGCGTTTTGAACGTCGCTATCGAGAGCCATTGGTTGTCCTTAAGCGGTGAGAACGGAAGCCCAGGTCGTCGCACTGGTGGCGAACAGAATCATAGTCTTGGCGGTGGCGATGTTCACGCTGGAAGCAGCCGCGTTGACGGTAGACCCGGTGGCCGGGTAAATCGCAACAGTCTGCCCGCTGTCGTTACGAATGCCGACCATAGCGCCAACTTCAGTTGGCGGCAGCTTGACGCCCGTAGAGGCCGACGAGGTAGTGATCGTATTCCAGACAGCCGAAAGCTGGAGAGCATCGGCAGTGGTCGAGCCAACAGCCACGAGGCCAGTAGCGCCGTCGCCGCAGATCGAGGTGGTCGAGAGAGGAGCGTTGCCAGAGGCGAGGACGCGAGAGGGGATAGCCATGACTTAATTCCTTATGTCTTAACGAACCAAGTGAAGTTGTCACCTGGCTCCAGGGTTAGGCCATGAGCAGCTACATATTCGTCTACGGCCCGTTTCACGCCCCATTGAGGGTAGTCCACGTTATCATAATCATGGCCGCACAATAAACCACCCGCGCGAATTTTACCGGCCCACGCTTCTATGTCCGAACGACAGCCTTCGTAGCTATGGTCCGCGTCGATAAACACGAAGTCGAAAGGCCCATCCATCGCCTGCGCAGCATCCACTGATTTGGCGCGGTGGATAATCGCCCGCTCGCCAAAGGATGACACGGCTTGGCTGGTCCGCTGGAAATAGGTTTCCTGCGCTGCGTCGGTCAGATCCGCGTGATAGTCGCCCGACGCCTTAAGGCTAGGCTCATAGTCGCCCCATGAATCCACCAGATGCAGGGTCAAGTCGTGCCGGCCCGCTAGCAGGCGTTCGGACAGTTCGCCCGTGAACACGCCAATCTCTACGCCAGCGACGGGGCCGTCAGGCAGGCGGGACAGGATTTCCCGAGCCCGCATATCCACGGCGCTTTCCTCTACGCCTTCTCGCGCGATGTGGGCTAGCAGGCCGTCCCCCGCGACCGTGATGACGCCGTTGAACCGCTGGGCGTATTCGATGAAGTCCTGCGCCTGGCCGACCATCCACGGCGCGCATTTGAACGCCCGCTCGCCATAGACCACATCCATGATGGTCTCGTTGTCGTTCCACGCTTGCGGGTAGACGTGATGCTCGTCACCGAAATAACAGCTATCAATCCCAAACAGGTGAAGCGCGCGATAGCCGCTTAGTTCGGCTAGCAGCATGGCCTTCATGGCAACGGTGGTGCCAGCGCCGAGTAGGTGCACCTGACGCTCCTTCTCGTCTTTTAAAAGCTCTTCAACGCCTTCGGACTGGCAATGAAACAGCGTTACGTCATAGCCATCCAGAGCATCAAAAACGTCTGGGTCACATTGCGAGGCTATGAAATATTTAGTGCGGCTCTGGGGATTGCCGACAAACGCAACGTTCTCGGGCCTAGCGTCTATGATGACGTGCCCGTCAGGAACAATCCCCTGGCCCACAAGATAGTCATACGCCCCATTCAGAGCCCAAACCTGCTGGCCTAACGCTTGCCGCCGGCGCAGCGTGTTGAGTTCGGTCTTAAGGGACGGCGCACCGCCCACGATGCAGACCTGGCCGTCGTGCGACTTCCAATTGAAATCAAACCATTTCAAATATCGATCACAAGCCAACCGGATATTGTCGTGAACCTTCTCCTTAGCCGTGTTGCACACCGCGTCCAGCTTGGCGCGAGTCATGCCGTTCAGCTTCCACACCATAGGCACCCAGCCGTTTGTCACTTGATGTGGCCTAGGAAGCCCGTGGAACACCACTACAGCCGCTTTGTCGGGAGATACGCCCGCAGTTACCTTGTAGCTGACAAAGGCGTCAGGCGCGATTTTCTGCCAGATGTCAGGATTGAGCTTACATTCCTCAATCCAAGCCTGATCGCCGCCAACAATTTTAGGCATCCCCGCCTTATGCCAATCAAGCCAAATGGACTTGGTCTTGTTTGATACGCGCCAGCCCATGACGGATGACTGCAAGCCGTTGTGCCGATAAAAGTCGTTTAGAATGGCAAACTCGCCCTGGTAATCGGCTACCGCATCCAGGCGTCCGGTCAGCACCGTATCAAGGTCAAAATACAGGACGCGCTCGTCGTCCTGAAAGACGCCGGGGGCGAACAGCGCAAGCTTGTTCCACCAGCCTTCAAGGCCGGGATGCGGCAGCGGGCGCACTTCAATTTCAGGACCGTAGTCGCCAGGGCTATCGGTAAAGACCGTAAACTTCCCTGGATAGCCGGCGGGTAGATTGCGCCTGACCATATCGTTTAGGATTGTAACGTACTCTACGCCGCGTTCTTCATAGTTGTTCGCATTGATGCAGACGACGTTTAGCATTTTCCCTCTGGTGGAATCTGCACCTCCCCCGAAGGGGAGGCACAGGGTCGAAAGGCTTAGGTAGTCGGACCTTGGAAATGCGGACGGTCCATCGAGCACACCACGGTAGAAGTCGTGGAGGTCACGGTGGCCAGGTTCGCAGAGGCGAGGCCGAGGATGTTCTTGCCAGCGGCCGAGGTCTGCATCAGGCGACCAGTGGTGGCCGATTGATACATGCGACGGGTGCCAGCCGGATCGACCTTCACGGCGGACTTCTTGACGACCGCGAGGCCGCCAATCTGATACCAGCCGAAAAGACCCGCCGTGCAGGCCGACATCGCCACAGCCACCGGCTGCGAGAGGTTGGCCGTGTTCGGGCTCAGGGCAGTCTGCCAGGTAGTCGGGCTATAGGTAACAACGTTACCGATAACCGTGCTGGCAACGCCCAGGAGAAGGATAAATTCACCTTCTCCATAGGTCGGGTCAAACGCCCGAGCGACCATACCGAGAACGTTCGGCGGGGTCGGGATAGCGGAGGAGCCGTTCGCCATCGTGACACCCGAGTCGGTGTTCGCGATCTGCAACAGGCCCAGCTTGGGTTCGTCAAAAGTATAAGCCATCTTAATGGCCTCCTTATCTATTAAGCGCCAGCTCTATACTTGCACCGCAAGTAATCAAGCAATCAAAACTCCCTGGAACTGAGAGCCCGAGCAGGTCATATTGCCCGCCCAGCCAATCAGTTTCACAATGGCGTCTTGGTTGACCGATTGGCGCTCGCCACCAATGGGGACAAAGTTCCGATCAACGTGCGGGCGGAAGAACAGGTACTTGGTGTTCAGGAACCACATGTGGTTCGCCGTAGCCGCAGCACCGATACCACCGTCAAGCACGACGTCGGAAGCCATACCGGCCCCGTAGTACTTCAGCGAGGCGAAGCCAGCGCCGGCCATGCTCGAACCGGAGTCCGAGATACGCTGGATGGCTTGCAGGGACTGAAGGTACAGGCGGTAGTAGTTGTTGTCCGCCACGATCAGATCCGGCTTGTCCGTACCACGGATAAGCTGAACCGCCAGAGCATCCATGTACTGCTGGATGTTGGAAGCCGTGACCGCCGCGCCGCCGTTCGTGACACCCGAATACGCAATCGACTGCCAGAAGGAGAACGAGGCGCGGTTGATGCCGCCGTAGGTGCCCGAGGACGGAGCGTCCGGAACCGCAGCGGCGAGGCCGGTAATGTTCTTACCGCTGTTGCCGGTGCCGTCCAGATAGATGTCGCCGCCGATGCGATTGGCCAGTTGGGCCTCCGCAACAGCCATACGCCCATCCAGCAGGTCAATGATGGCTTCCTTGCCCGAGTTCTGGATCATCTCCAGGCCCGAGATAGTCACCGCCGAAGCGTACTGCGTGATGGAGAACTGAGCCGCCGAGATAGGCGAGTTCTGCGACACGTTAATCACTTCATAGCCGGAATAGCTATTGGTGTTGTTCGTGGTCGAGTCGTTGTACATGATTTCTTGCAAAATCACGTTACCGCCGGAGAACGTCTTGACGTTTCCACGGTCCTTCAGACGCCGAAGAAGGGCGTTGTTGTTCTGAACGTTGTCGGCCAGCTCACCACTACGGCTTTGGATGTTCGTCAATCTGTTATCGCGTGGGCTCTTTATCCCTCGCTTCTGCATGTTCGACCATGCAGTTCGGACTATCTCATCACGCCCGTTTAGGCGTGCAGCGCGCTCGTGGGCCTTTACCGTCCGGTCTGGACTCCATGACCTAGTCTCTGAACCTTCAGCGCATTCCTGCGCCGCTTGGCTGCGGATTGCCGTATCCCGGTTTTCCCGCAATTCACGCTGTTTTACATCGCCTCGAAGTGCTATAATGTCTGTATGGCCAAAATCCCCTTCGAGAGCAAAATCTGCCCTGCCTGCGGCGAGCGCAAGCTGCGGAGCGAATATTACAAGAAGGGCGACGCCGTAAGCCACAAATGCAAGCCGTGCTCCCTGGCGGACAGTCGCCAGCGCGCCGCGCTTTATTTTGGAAAGTACCGCAACTACCAGAACGATTGGCGCAAGGAACGCTACGCCAAGGATGCGGAGTACCGCGAGAAGGTCGCGGCCCAAAAGAAAGCGCGTTACGAATTGCATAAAGACGCCCTGGGCGAAGCCAGAAGGCTTCGATGGGCTACAGATCCCCTGTGCCCGGCAAGATTGAACTTCCGGTACAAAGACGTGAAGGACCGCACGCCGAAGTGGGTTGACCGTAAGGCTTTGTTGGCCATCTACGCGTCGTGCCCCAAAGGCATGGAAGTCGATCATATCATCCCACTGAAGGGATTGATCGATGGGCGTCCTGTGAGCGGGTTGCATGTCCCTTGGAACCTTCAGTATTTGACCACTGAAAAAAACCGAAAGAAGCACAACCGGATTTCGGAAAAAGACATCGTTACACAATCCAGTTAAGCGATGATGTCGCTGATCGAGCTATTGGCAAAGGCCATTTGAAGCTCCTTTCAAGGGTCATCAAAAACGCTCGTTAATGTTGTCGAGTTGTTCGAGCAACATCGAGCGCCTGTCTTGCGCCTTGGTCGGGGTGCGAACTCCGGGTGTAGAGCTACGAACGCTTACCGCAGCAGCCTTAGCGGCCTTGGCAGCCTTATCGGCCGCCTCCCTCTTAGCCGCTTCAGCCTGGGCTTGTCGGCCTTGGGCGATGCGGTCAAAGATCGTGTCGTTAAGGCGTGTTGCCTTTTCGTAGGCGTCTTCAAGGTTGGACGCGACACCACTGTTCAGAAGCTGAATCATGGTGGGGCGCACTTCCTCGAAGTGTTCCGCCTTCTTGGCAAACGCGCTGATTTCAGCCTCAAGGATTTGGTTTTGAGCCGCCTCCTGCTGCTGCTTCCAGCCTACGACCTCGCCACGAACATTATTCAGTTCGTTTTGCAGGGCGTAAATCGTGGGATTGACGAATTCGCCCTGTGAGGCTGTGTCCGCTTCGCCCAGATTGATGCCGTACTGCGCTGCAAGCTGGGCCAGGTAGGCCACCTTCTGCTGCTGCGGCAAGGTACGGAGGTTGTGGTCGGTCTGCATCAGGGCCTGCACGGCAGACGCTGGGTCAATGCCCAAGCCCTGAATGGTGGTCATGTAAGGCTCAACGGCCTTTTGCATCCTCTCGGCGTATTCAGCCTTGCCCAGAAGCGGCTGCACCCCGGCGCGCATTTCGTCCTCGCGCTGCCAGACGTACTTGCGGAAGTCAGGATCCGCTGTAGACCACTTCTCCTTGTACTCGCTTTTCCAGCTAGACGGCGGCCGGCTCCAGACGGGTTCTTCCTCTGCTTCGGGCGCGGCCTCGGCCGGGGCTTCGGTCTTGGCGGGCTCAGGCGCAGGGGCGGCCTCCACGCTGTCGAACTGCTGCGCCAGCAGTTCCTTGCGGTCTACGGTAGCTTCTTCAGGAGCGATTGACTCTTGGGTGTCCACGTTCAATCCTTTAAGAGCGTCGAAGGTCTTTGAGAATGCGGTTAGCTTCTCGGTCGCTCATGTCTCCCAAGCGCCGCGCAATGGATTCTCTACGAGAAGACTGCGCCGGTGCGACCCTAGTCTCCATCTTTTCATTGCCGATTTCAATGCAGCCATGCCGCTTCAGCAATTCGCGATGCTCTGACCGGCTCGTAATCATCCGGCCATCAATCATGTTCTGGTATGGCTGGATGTCAGGAACAACGTAATAGCCCGCCTTTTGAGCGGGGGATTCGTCTTCTCTCATGAAGACGACTTCATCGTCCTGAACCTCGGCCACTAAGCCCTTGTTGTCGTAGATGGCGCGGTACCGGCTCATATCAAAAGCAACACTTCCTCATCATCCAATTCCAGATATGCGGCCCATAATTGCTCCGCTCTATCCAAATTGGCAAGCAGCTTGTCAAAATCTATAGCCGGGGCGGAATTGGGTAATGCGGGCTTCGCATCTTCCCCCATGACTGCTTCGGTGATTTCCTGAACAAGTTCAGGGCGTCCCTCGACCAGATGCTCGTAAGCCTGGATGATTTGGGCTTTGCGGAGCCGCGCCTTCTCGGTGTCTTCGTCAAAGCGTTTCTTGAGCCGCTTATCTTGATGGAACTTTCCATCGTGCATATCCGCCGGAATAATTTGGATTTGCGAGGCTTGAAACGCATTGTTTTGAAAGGCATCAACTTGAAATGCCATTGCTCAATTCCTTAACTGACAACAAAGTTAGCGTTGGAATTGAAAGTGTGAATCGTGTAGCTGCCTGAGGTGGTGATGGTCCCGCCTGTGCAGGAAGCCGTGCCAGTCAGGTAGCGGATGATGACGACGCCAGTGCCGCCCGCGCCGCCGGGGTAAAATC